CGATCCGTCAGGCGGTCGTGTCCGCCCCGCCCACCCGGGACCGGGTCGTGTCCGCATCGGCCGGTGCGTGGGGGCAGATGTCCAGCAGGGACCGGCCAGCCGGCTCCATGACCAGCACCCCGAGATGAGGCGGCGCCGGTGAGCACCACTCCCTACGCGCACGGGCAGACCGTTCGCCTGCCCGCCGCGGACATCCGCGACGGCGACGGGCAGGCGGCCGATCCGATCAGCCTGGACCTGACGATCTGGCTGCCCGACGGCACCACGACCACCGTCCCGATCAGCGGACTGACCCGCGGGGCGGTCGGCAGTTGGTACTACGACTACCTGCCGCCGACGGACGGCCGGTACGCCTACCGGTTCGAGGCGATCGGCCCGACCGTCGCCGTCGACGGCGCGTTCGTCGTCGCACCATCCCCGTTCCTGGCCGACGGGCCGATGCCCGGCTGGCCAGGCGCCTACCTGACCGTCGCCGAGTTCCTTGCCACGCCGGAAGGGTCGGCGGTCACCAGCGAGGATCTGGTCCCCGGCGGATCGGCCGCGCAGCAGCGGGCGGCGCTCGCCACCCTGCTGCTGCGCGCCAGCGAGCACGCCGACAGCATCACCCTCGTCCCCCTCGGCGCCCACCAGGTCGTTGAACATCAGGATGTGCTGGCCCGCGCGGACGGGACGATCCTGTTCGCGCCCCGGCAGGTCTCCGGATCCATTCCGCTGATCACGGTCAGCCAGTTCGGTTACGGGCCCGGCGCAGCCACCGTCACCAGCCTCACCCCCACCGCATCGTGGGTGCAGGACTCGGCCGCCGTCATCCCCCTCGGCGCCGGCGCCTGGTCGGGCGCCTTGCGGATCGGCGCGCCACCGCGCGGCGCGCGGGTGCACGTCCAGGTCACCTACACCGCCGGGTTCCCCTGCACCACCCTCACGGCGCCGGCCGCAACCGGGGCCCTGGAGCTTGCCGTCGACGACGCGGTGGGGATCATGTCCGGGCGGCGGCTGCGGCTGCACGACCCCGGCCGCGAAGAGCAGGTGACCGTCGCCGCCGCCTGGACGCCCACCGTCGGCCCGGCTGCCCTGCCACTCGCCGCCGCTCTCCGCAATGATCATCCGCTTGGCACCGGCGTGGCCGACATGCCGATGGACATCAAGACGGCGGTCGCGCAGATCGCCGCGCACCTGATTCGCCGGCCCACCGACACCGGCACCAGCGACGCGTTCGGCGGTGGGAAGACCCCCGCGGTCGACGTGACCGCCGGCGGTGATCAGGTCCGCGGCTACCAGGCGGCCCGGGCCACCCTCGACCGGTACGCCCGGTCCACCGCGGACTGACCTATCCGACCGCGTGCACGCTCCCGGTGAGGGCGTGCCACCGGTCGTGCCGCATGCGGTCGACGACCAGGCAGCCACAGTCTCGGCACACCAGCAGCGGAATCACCACCCGCCGCGCGGAGGGCAGCAGGGCGTCGCCGGCTGGCGGGTCGAGGGTGACCTGTCCGCGCTGCTCGTACCGGTCCATCCCCATCGTCCGATGATCGCACGCGCCGGGAGTCGTCATGTCCCGGATGTCGGTGCGCGCGGCCGCCGCCTCCTATCTGGGTGGGCGGCCGCAGCCGGGCCGGCCGGGCATGTTCCGGGACTCGGACATCCAGTTCCTCGGCACGCTGTGGACCGCCGGGCCCCGTGAGGCCCGTGACGACGATTTCTGGCCGGTCCCCGGGCAGGTCTCCGGTGCGGTCGCCACAGTCCACCTCGTTACGAGCACGGAGAAGCGGCGGTCATTCGGTGGCGGCGGGAATGGTGATACACCGCCGGCGGGCGAGAAACGCGTCGACTATCAGCTCTATCTCGAAACCTACTTCAAATCACGGCAGCCGCGCACTGAGGATGCCACCGCAGATTTCGACGGGTTCCTCGATTCCCTGGTGGCACGGTTCCGCGCGGACCGCACGTGGGGTACGGGCGGCCGGACTTTCGATCAGATCTGGCAGGCCGGCGAGGACATCGAAATCTCACCTGGCGAGCCGGCCCTTCAGAACGGCGTCTATTTCCAGCAGGCGGCCGTGATCACCACTGTTACGGAATGGGTGCTGTCCTGATGCCCGAATACCGGTATGTCGGCGACGTCGAACGCTACTATCCGGCGCGCGCTCTCACCGTGAGCCCCGGCGACACGGCCGAGTGGGACGAGCCGCCCGACCCGCATTGGGAGCCGGTCGACCGGCACGTCTCTGACAATCCCCCGGCCCCGCCGCAGACGCGGGGCCGCGCTGTTTCTGGAGAGAGCCGATGACCGCCGGCGTGCCCACCGCATCCCATCTGTCGTTTCTCGGGGTCAGTCTCGACAGGTTCCGCTCGCTGCTCATTTCGGCGACGAACATTGGCGCTACGTCGCTCACTGTGGCGAATGCCAGCGGCTGGACGAGCACCGGTTTCGTTACTTTCTACGATCCGGCTTCGGGCGGCGCGGCGACGGAGACCGTCGCCTATTCGGCCGTCTCGGGTAACACGATCACCTGCTCGGCCACGTCGACCGCGCATCCTGCCGGCACGCTGGTCGTGGTCACCGCAGCCGGCGCCGCGCCGACCATGTACGTGCCGGTGAAGAAGCTGGAGCCGGCCGACAATGTGACGATCTTGGAGGACGAGGGGTACCGCGGGTCGGAGGTCACCACCTACGGGGCGGTCGCCGGCGTCCAGCATGCCGAGTATTCCACCGAGGGCGATGTCTTCTCCGAGTCGTTTCCGTTCTGGCTGGGGGCGATTCTCGGGGACTACTCCACCAGCGGTGCCAGCGCGCCGTTCAGCCACACGTTCGCCGTCAAGAACAATGCGTCGGGTAACTACGGCGGTGGCCAACCGAAGTCACTCACCTTGGTCGACCCCTCCGGCCTGCCCGCTGGCGGTAAGGCCCGCGCCTACCCTGGCGCGCTGGTCTCCGAACTGGGTTTGAAGTTCAACAGCGAGGAGCTTCTTACCTACGATGCGAAGCTCACCTGTTTCCCGTCGGGGCTGGTGACCACGCCAACCGCTTCGTGGACGTCGACGACCGTTCCGACCGCGTCGTGGGTGGGTTCGGTCAGCATCGGCGGCACCGGCGTCCTGTACGTCCAGTCGGGCGAGATCTCGATGAAGAGAAACGTGACCGTTCTTCAGACGGTCGACGGTTCGACTACTCCTTACGGCATCTGGCTCGGGCCGCTGGAGGTCAGTGGCAAGCTGGAATTCGTCGCCTCCGACGAGGCCGAGCTGCTGCGCTATCTGACCGTGTCCATGCCTGCGCTGGTGTGCAACTGGACGCAGGGCAGCGGATCGTCGCTGACGCAGGTCCAGGCCACCATGAGCAAAGTCAACTACAGCGGCACCAAGGTTGGCCGTGGCGACGACTACGTCAAGGTGGAAACCGATATCAAGGCCCATGGGAACACCACGGACATCGGTTCGTCCGGCGGATATGGGCCGATCAAGTGGGTGGTGCAGAACGCGGTGAACGGCACCACCACGCCGTACGCGTAGCCCTTCATCTCCCCGTCCGCGGCGGCCGCTGTCCCCGCCGCGGGCGGGGTCGGACAGCAGACGACAGCAGACAGCAGAGGACACGGAATGCCCCGTATCACCCTGTCCGCGCTCCAGGCGGACGGCACCCCCCATTGGGTGGACCTGCGCGAGCTGCGGGTCGCCCGCGGCGACCGCAAGAGAGTGTTGACCTACGGCAACACGATCGCGGCGACGATGCGCGCGGCGGAGGGCGACCCGACGAAGGTCGACGACCAGGCGCTGGAGGACAGCGGCTTCGATTTCTTGGACGCCCTGATCTTCTACTGGGTGCTCGGATGGAGTCTCACCCGAGCCGAGACCGTCGATGCTCCGCCGGACAGGCACGGCGAGCCGCTGCCCCTGCCGAAGGACGACCCGAGCGTTCTGGAGTCGTTGGACCTGGAGATCGGCGCGGAAATCGAGGAGGCGCTTGACCCGGTCGCGCAGCGCATGTCCGGTCGCCGGGTAAGCGCCAGCGACATGGCGGATGCGCAGTCCCCTTCCGTGCCCTCGCGCGGCTAGAGCAGCTCGCCGAGGGCCAGGAACTCCGCGACCATCAGGTCCCGCTGCCCCCATGGCTGCTCGACGCGGCCGAGTACGTCTGGTTCGCCCGCGAGTGGGGGTGGACCCCCGCGCAGGTTGACGCGGTCGAGCTGCCGCTGCTCGACGACATGCGTCTCGCCGCCATCGCCATCAAGACAGGCGAGATGCGCGCGCAGGAACGCGCGAACCGCCAGCCCCCGTCGACGAGGTGAGCCGATGGCGGTCATCGTCGCTGTGCACACCGAGGCCACCCGCGCCGGGCTGCGGGACCTGTCCCATCGGATGCGCGGCGCGCTCGACGCCGGCGAGATGGCCGCCGCCCTGGTCATCGAACAGCAGATCAAAACATTCCTGTCGACCAGCGCGCATCCGCCGGGCACGCCGACGCCGAGCGCGCCAGGC